TCATGGAGCCCATAACAGCACAAACAGCGGCGACGGAATTGCTCCGTCGCCAGCGCGCCCGCGCATCCCTCGCGGAGTATTCCCAGGCAATCGAAATCCCTGGTGTGCCGACTGTTGACTTTCTCGACGAGGAGGAAGATGTCGAGTTTGACGACAAAGGGCGCCCGGTTGGCGGCGGCAAGCTCATCACGAAGCTCACACCCGACCCGATCTACACGCCGATTGAATCGCGCATCGCCCTGCACCACTACATCATAATGATGGAGATACAGAAATGTATCGAGACAGCTCGCGGCCGACTGATGATCTTCGCGCCTCCAGGCTCGGCAAAATCAACCTATGCGTCAGTGGTCGGTGTCTCCTGGGCACTTGGCCGGAAACGAAACCAGCAGATAATCCTGGCGTCATATGGCTCCTCGATAGCGGCCAAGCAGTCGCGCAAAGTTCGCACAATTTGCAAGGACCAACGTTGGTCTGCGCTGTGGCCGGGCCGCCCGCTCTTGTTGGACGATCAGAGGGCGGTGGACGACTGGAGTCTTACGAATGGCTCCGCTCTTATGTCGGCTGGATTGCTGGCTGGAATTACTGGAAATCGTGCTGACGGCGTAGTTATCGACGACCCAGTGCGTAACCGCGAGGAAGCTGACTCCGCCACGATCCGCGAGAAGATTTACAACGAATACATCGACACGGTGATGACCCGCGCGAAGCCGCATATGTGGTGCATCATCATTCAAACACGTTGGCACGAGGACGACCTTGCCGGCGCGATTCTCCCCGCTGACTACGCGGGCGAGTCCGGCTTCATCAAATGCCGCGACGGGCAGACGTGGAAGGTGCTGTGCATTCCGGCCGAGGCGGAGCGTGAAGACGACGTACTCGGCCGCAAGCCGGGCCAGTTCCTCTGGCCGGAGTGGTTCCCACGGGAACACTGGTCAACATGGCGCGACAACCCGCGAGCTGCGCGAACCTGGGCCGCCCTTTACCAACAGCGGCCGGCGCCGTTCACAGGTATTCACTTCCAGCGCGACATGTTTCGCTACTACGATCCGAGGCTTGCACCTGTATGAAAATCGTCATCAGTGAAGAAATCCGTGTTGACTTGGGGATACCTTTTCGGAGCGTTGACTACCCCAAATCGCGTTTTCGCAACGACTTTGTGACAGTGGATCATCGTTGCTTAAAACGCTACTTGCGGCGGACTAAGCCGGGCGGCAGTCTTGGACTGGAAACAGCAATGCGCTCATGGAAGCGTGATCGATTATGACGATGTACGGCAACTACGACGGCGCAATCGCGCTGCCCCGCTACCTGCGCAACTACGGCGCGAGCGACTACGGCACGATGGAGCCGCAGAAGGGCAAGAAGGAGCCCGACTATACCGAGCATGGCGTCTGGAGCATCGACAGCCAGGGCCGGTTGTTTGCGCGTGCATGGTGGAGCAAGCAGGCGGAGACCGACAAAAGCGTCGAGGCGTTCCTCAAGTTGGTTCGCGCCTGGAAGCCAATGAAGTGGTGGCACGAGGGCGGCCTAATCGACAAGTCAATCGCGCCCTGGATACGCAAGGAAATGCGCCGCACGCGCACTTTCACAGTGTTGGAGGGCTTGCCGTCAATTCTCGACAAGGGTTTGAAGCTCCAGGCGTTTCACGGCATGGTAGCCAACGGAATGGTGTACGGCCCGTTGGGGGAACCCTGGTGGGAGCGGGTCGTCGACCAGCTCATCAAATTTCCTGGCGGCCGGTGGGATGACGCGGCCGACGTGTGCGGCCTGATCGGACGCGGGCTTGACCAAATGTTCGACGCGGCGGTGCCAGTTGTGCAGGCGAAGCCCATGCTGATACCTTATACGGAGGCATGGCTCGAATACAACGATGCCAACCAGCAGCCCAAGGTGAGGTACTTCTCATGAAAATCTACGTTCCAGGCTTCCCCGTGAAGCACGTTGATGAGGCAGCGCCCACCGAGGCGGCTCCTGCGGCCGAGTCCGCAAACCCTTTGCCGTCTGTCGCTCAGGCGATGGCGCAGGCGAATGCGCGGCAGACTCAGGTGCTCAACTACACGCGCCAGAAATCGGCTCCGAGTCCGCTCGTTCAGAACACTCAACCGGGCGATCCTACTTCGAGTGGGCAGAGTCCATCACTCGGCGCAGGCGTTGACGCCTTAGTGCCGGGCGCGGCTCCGCATTCTGTGAACGATCACCCTGCGGTGACTCAACATGGCTGACACTTCCACAGACGGCGTGAGCGGCGGCCCTTCGGGCGGCTTCGCCGGCATCACGTCGGACCCTCAGCAGAACGCCAACGGCGGAATGCAGGGCAACAACACCCTCAAACAGCAGGGCGAGAAGGTCGAGCGCGACCCGAAAGAGGCTGCGCTCGTCAAAAAGCTGTGGAAGGCATGGGAGAAAGCGAGGAAATTCGATGAGAACTTTCGTAAACAAGTTGCGATTGATCGTCAGTACGCTGCGGGTACTTCCGACCTATCGTGGGCGGTCACAACCAACCTTATCGGGGCTTTCATCGACATTCTCGTGGCGCTCCTTTATGCGCGCGATCCTGACGTAAGCGTCAAGAAGGCGACTCAGGTAGATGAGACCGATACCCAACAGATGGAAGCGTTCGCGCTCACCCTGCAAATCGTCATTTCGCACCTGTGGCGCAAGGGTCGGCTGAAAAAGGCGGCCCGCAAACAGGTTCGCGGCGTGCTCAGCACAGCAGAGGGCTGGCTGAAGTGCAACCTTTTCAGCGAGAAGACGCCGCAGCCGGAGACGGAGCAGGCGTTGAACGATGCGCGCGAGACCGTTGCGCGGCTCCAGGCGCAGATTGCGCTCCTCGAAGACCCGCAGGGCAAGAGTGAGGAGACGCTGGAGGCGGAGAAGGCCGAGAAGGAAGCGCTGATAGAGGAGTTGGAGTCGAAAATCGAGGTAGCAGTCAACAAACTGTTTGCCATCGACTACGTTCGCACCGAGCGCATCCAAGTTTCGACCGATGTCGAGCAGATCGAGGACTACGTTAACGCCAACTGGATTGGCGACGAGTCGTTCATCGATTGCGAGGAGGCTTTGGAGCGATTCCCGCGCCTGAAGCCGGAAGACCTGAAGACGGCGAAGAAGTATTACCAGCAGGAGCCGAAGGAACTCACGACTCGTGAGAATTCCAACGCGCTGCCGCAGGGTACGATGACCGCCGAAAGCGCGCAGACCTTCAGCCCGAGCCAATCTGGCTCCGAGCAGGAGGCATTCCTGCATGTTGTTGAGATTTGGGACCGTCGCGACAAGCACATCCGCACCATGATCGAGGGTGTTGACTGCTGGGCGAAGGAGCCATTCGAGCCGCCGTACCCAACATCGCGGTTCTACCCGTATTTTTACCTCGCCTTCTACGAAGTAGATGGCCAGAGGCACGCTCAGTCGCTCGCCTGGAGGCTTTACAAGCTTCAGGACGAGTACAGCGCGACGCGATCCAACTTCCGGTTGACGCGCGAGCGCTCGATTCCTGGCGTGTTGTTCAATGCGACGCAGCTCGACGATACCGAGGCGCGCAAACTCGAAAAGAGCAAGCATCAGGAGTTTACGGCGCTCAAGCCGGGCGATCCTGCGGTGCCGCTCGCCAACATATTCGCTGCGAAGCCCGTCCAGGGCATCGACCCGCGTTTGTATGACCCCACCTACATCCTCAGCGACATGGAGCGTATCTCCGGCGTACAAGAGGCTCTGAGCGCGGCCATCAACAAACCGGGTAACCCGAGCACTGCCACCGAAGCTACGATTCAACAGCAGGGCACGAATGCTCGCACGAGCAGCGATCGTGATTATCTGGAGGAAATGCTGACTGAGCTGGCTCAGTACACAGCCGAGCAGTCCCTTCAGTGTTTGTTGCCGCAGGAGGCGATGCGGATTGCTGGCAAGCAGGCATTCTGGCCTTACGGCATGTCCATCGAAGACCTGTTTACACTGGTGGAAGTCCAGATTCAGGCAGGTACGACCGGGAAACCCAAAGCGCCGGTTGACCAACAGGCATGGGCAACCCTCCTGCCGATCATCAAACAGACGATTGCGGAGATACGTCAGCAGCTCGCGGCGGGCGACACTGCGTCGGCGCAGGCCAACATCGAACTCATCAAAGAAACGATGAAACGCCTGGGCGACGAGACCGACCCCGACCGTTTCATCCCCAAGGCGCCCGCACCGGGCACACCGGGAGCCGGCTCTCCACCCGCGCCGGTAATGCCGAAGGTCACAGTCGCCCTCAAAGGCGAGCTGTCACCACAGGCGTCTGCTATGCTCGTCTCCCCAGCGGTCGCAATCGACCAAGCGTCGATGCCTCCGCCTGCCCAACCCGACCAGCAGGGAGCTGGGGCGCCTGCGGCTCCTTCTCCCGCTGGACCGGGACCACAATAGCCCCACGATAGGTGATGTATGACCACTGAAACCAACACAGAAGGAGGCGGCGATGGCGGCTCACAGGAGACCGTCATGGACGCCATCAATGAAGCCCTCGGACTCGGAGCGGACGGCGATGACCAAGTGGAAACTCAGGACACTGGTGACACTGGTGCCGATGACGCTGATGGTGTACTGGAGGCGGGCGACGATCAGGATGCTGCTGGGGCTACTGACGAGGTTGATAACGGCGGCGAACAAGGAGAAGGCGCTGCTGGAGGCGATAAACAACAGGGCGAAGGTGGCAAAGAACCCACCTACGCCGAGTTGGTTGCCGAAGCCGGAAAGCTCGGAATTCAGCAGCGGCATGCTAACGGGCACATCAAGTCTGCCGCCGAACTCAAGGCTGAAATCGCCACCAAACAGGGCGAGAAGCAAGGTGACGGTGCTGCGGCCAAGAAACAGCCCGACGCGGTAAACGATCCGATTCCGAAGGAGTTGAAGCCGGAGACGCAACAGCGCATCCGCACTCTGATCGACCGCACGAAGGACGCTGAGACGCGCGCCTCGGCGGCCGAGGAGAATTTCAACTACATGGTGAACGGGCTGAAAGCCACGGGCACCACACCGGAGCAGTACGGCGAGACGCTGAGCTTCCTGGCGCTGTTCAACAGCGGCGATCCGAAGCAACAGGGTCAGGCGTTGGAAATTCTGGAAGGCATGGCTGACCGGCTCGCGACGCTTCTCGGCGTCGAGCGCAAGGTTGGTGATCCGCTCGCGAATCACCCTGACCTGAAGCTGGCCATTCAGAACCGGCAGATCACACCGGAGCTGGCAAAGGAAATGGCGCGGCAGCGCAACCAGGGCGCATTCCGCCAAGAACTCAACACGCACGCCACTAACGCTCAGAATCAGGAGCGGCAGGCGCAGCAGGAGTTGAATCAGGCGCGCACCGACCTGAATGCGTTGGAGGAGGAGCTGAAGCAGTCCGATCCGCTGTACGCGCGCAAGAAAGCGGCCATCGTCCCGGCGTTGAAGGCGGCGTTCAAGCGCATGCCTCCATCGCAGTGGAAGGAGGCATTTCAAGAGGCGTATCGCACGGTGCGTGTTACTGCGGCCCCGGCGCAGCGGCAGAAACCGCCTGCGCAACAGCCGATGCGCGCCGGCAAGGCGCCAGCAGGCTCAGGTGCGAGCGTGAAGACGGGCGATACAAGCATGGCGAACGGCGGCCCCTCGACAATGTTCGAGGCGATGTGGGGCCACGCGCCGAAGTAATCACTGGAGAGTGTCATGGCGAAGAAATCAAAGCCGGAAACGGTCGCGCCGGGGAAGCCGGAGGAAATGAAACCGCGTATTCATCTGGACGGCAAGCACGCCGAGGGTGTTGGAAGCAACATCGGTGACATGGTGCATTTCTCTGGCCACGGAAAGCTCGTGAGCCGGTCGATGCATGAGTATGACGGCGAGCCGAGCCACAGTGCCACGATCGAAGTGCATTCGATGAAGCACGGCACGGCCAAGGAAGGGTATGTGGACAACGAGACCGGCGACGGCATGAAGTCTGCTATGGACGAAGC